GTCATCTATCCCTCCCAGGTGACAAAATGCAATTTTGGCTCAGATAGCGCGACGGCGCGAAAAGGGGTTAGCCTTGCCCCCTTCTGAGCTTAAAGTCAAGGCACGATCACAAAGGCGGTGACGATATGACAAGCAGAAAAGGAAAAGCAAAGACAGACAGCCTCGGCCGTGAAAACTTAGCCGACAAGATATGCGCGGGGCTTGCACCTGACATCAGGCCGCAAGCGGTGACCCTTGCTAATGCGGTGCTTGCAATGCAAGACAAAATCGAGCAGACCATACCCGAGTATAAATCAATGCCCCTGTCGCAGTCAGTAACGGTGGGCACAGGTGAAACGGTGCTCAGGCAAAACCCGGGCGCCCAGGAATTCAGGGCAACGGTCCGCGACTATGCACAGGCGCTTAAAAACCTTGATGAGATCCTGGCAACGCATAAAACAGACACCGGGGAATCTGCGGTTGATGACCTGAGGGCAAGGTTTAAGGTGGGCTGATTATGAAGGGCAAGACTGAGCCGCGGTTATTTACACCGCCCTTGCGCGACCTGACCCCTGAAACGAGCCTCGGGTTTGCTTGCATAGAATATGCAAAAACAATATTGGGGATGACCCTTTACCCCTGGCAAGAATGGGCGCTGATACACGCGCTCGAGATCAAGGGTGACCTGTCGGGGGTGTGGGTTTTCAGATATAGGACCGTGCTGTTCTTAATATCAAGGCAAAACGGCAAAACAAGCCTGAGCAAGGTTATTGCCTCGTTTTTCTTGAATGTGCTACAAGTTCACGCGGTTTTTGGGACATCGCTGTCAATGGAAAAGGCGGAGGAAGTGTGGGAGGCGGTCATCGCTGAACAAGAACAACACGCGGCCTTATCTAAAGATATAGAAACGATCGCGCGCCGTAACGGCGGCAAAAAACTTGTTTTAACAGGCGGGCGGTCCTATAAGGTCGGGGCACCTACAAGGCGCGCGGGCCGTGGCGATGCTAACGACCTTGTTATGTTAGATGAGGTCCGTGAGCACCGGGACTGGGAAACCTGGGCGGCCGCAGTAACCTCGACAAATGCTAAGCCTAACGGCTTAACCGTTTGTTTTAGCAACGCGGGTGACCCTGACAGCATTGTTTTAAGGCAATTGCGATCATCCGCAATTGAACACATAAACGGCACAAAGGCGGCCGACTTCGGCGGTGATGTCGACGGGGCAACCCTGGGCCTTTTTGAATGGTCGGCGCCTGACAAGGCGGATATCACTGACCTTGAGGCCCTGGCACAGGCAAACCCCGCCCTCGGATATGGGTTGCTGACTGAGCGCGCCCTTGCGGCAAGCCGTGAAACGATGACGGAGTCAGATTTTCGCGCCGAGTGTATGTGCCAACAGGTAGAAACCATATTGCCTGAGCCCTTCCCGGATGGTGCCTGGGTAGGCGGTCAAGATGACGACAGCGGCATTGATGAGGCCTCGGAGCTTTTTTGGGGTGTTGATATGTCACAGGACCGCAAATATACGGTCATTGCTGTATGCGGCCTAAGGTCAGACGGCAATTATCATATAGAGGTGGTCGAGCGCCGCATTGGTACTGAATGGGCGGTGGAATGGTTTAGGCAAAGGGCGCCCCGTTACGGGTCAATGAAATTGTCATTTCAGGAACGCGGCGCGCCTGTCAGCGGGCTTGCTGAACAGATATGCACAATAGACGGTGTGGTCCGACTTGCACAGGGCGGGCCTGACCTGTCGGCGGGTTGGGCGCGGTTTTATGATGCCGTGGCGGCTTGCGCCCCTGGCGATCATCGCGGCGGGGTCAAGGTGTACCACCTGACTCAACCCGCGCTTGATACACCGGGCAGAACTTGCCAAATGCGCAATTTGGGCGGCGGTGTGGCCTTGCCTGACCGCGTAAAGAGCCCCGATGATATAAGCCCCTTAATGGCTTGTGCAATGGCATACGCGGGGGCAACGATGATAAACAAAAAGGAGAAGAAGGTGTATATGTCGGCCTATGCCGCGGGCAATAGTCTGACATTCATCTAAGCAATAACAATATCAGGAGGCACGATGTAAAATGCCGAGTATTTTTGAACGGTGGCGCCTGTTGAGCCGCCCGCGAATAGTCAATGTGACTGTCAGCGGCGATGCCTCAACCCAGGTGCAAAATTTGACCGCTAAAGAACTTTATCAAACCCAGGACAACCTCAGGGCGGTTGTTGACTTTATTAGCAACAGTATTGCACAGCTCCCCCTCAAGGTTTACATCAGGGATGATGAAACCGAAAGACGGCGCGACCGTGACAGCGCCGCGGCCCTGGCATTGTGGCGGCCAAATGATTATCAAACTCAGTTTGAATTCATCAGGGGCCTTGTCGAGGAATACAATATCTTCGGGTGTTCTTATGTATGGGTTGTGCCTAACATAGACAGCCCGAGCGGTTGGGCATTGCACATCATACCCTCGGAGTGGGTTGTTGAACGCATAAACGCGACCCCCTACACTGCGGCGGCCCTAAGGGTCAGAACGCGTGACGGCGGGTCCGCGGTAGATATACCGTGCGATGAGGTCATACAGTTTAAGACATACAGCCCGGGCAACCCCGGCGGTTATCTGTCACCTATAACGGCACTGACACAAACCCTTAGCGAACAGGTAGCGGCGGGCAAGTTTAGGCGCGAATTGTGGCGCTCATCGGGCCGACTAAATGCACAGATCATCAGGCCTAAGGATGTAGCACCGTGGACCGAAGAGCAAAAAAATAACTTTGCGGCGGCTTTTCGTGCGGCCTGGGGCGCGGGTGGTGACAAGGCGGGGTCCATACCTTTAATGGAGGATGGTATGGAAATCAAGCCTTTTGCGACATCGTTTAAGGAGTCTGAATGGGCAAACTCAGTCAAACTGTCACGCGAGGCGGTGGCGGCGGCTTATGGTATAAACCCGTCGTTGATTTGGCACAGTGACACGCAGACTTATGCCTCAAGCAAAGACAATGCCCGCGCGCTGTATGCCGAGTGCCTGGGCCCCATAATTCAGATGATACAACAGCGCATAAACGCATTTTTATTGCCTATGTTAGGCGCTGACCCTTTAACCTATGTTGAGTTTGACCTGACAGAAAAACTTAAGGGGTCATTTGAAGAAAGGGCCGCAATATATCAGAGTGCTTGCGGTGGCCCGTACTTGACCCGCGATGAGGTCAGGGCCGAGCTCAACCTGGCACCCTTGCCCGACGGCCAGGGCGCGGAGATCATCACCCCGCTGAATGTAATCACGGGCGGTCAGGCAAGCCCCCAGGATACCGGGGCCGACCCCTACGACTACCCGGGCATTGATAATCAGGCAAAACAGCTCGAGCCGTGCGGGTGCAAGGCTTGCAAGGCTGACCCTGAAATACGGCTCAAGGGTAAAAGCGACAAGGGCGATGATGAAAAGGTCGAGGCGGTGCTTGCGGCCTTTTTTGATAGACAGGCGCGGTCAGTATTGCCAAAGATAAACGCGGGCGCGGATGACTATTGGAACGCGGCAAGGTGGGACAAAGAACTTGCTGACGACCTCGAGCCCGTGCTTATTGCTATTGCTGACAAGCACGGCAAAGAGGCGGCTGACACCCTGGGCGCTGATTACAGCACAGACCTGACCCGCAATTACCTAAAAAAGGCAAGCGCGGCCAGGGCAGAAACCATAAACAATGCGACCCTTGCAAGGCTCGACAAGACCCTTGCAAGCGATGAGCCCGACCCCGCGCACATTTTCGAGGTCAGGGCCAACACTGCGGGCACCCTGGCAAAGGCGGCGGCGGGATCTATTGCGGCATTTGCGGTGCAAGAGGCGGCACATCAGGCGGTCAGCGACGGCGCGCCGCGGGTCATCGGCCGTATTGTTGAAAAAGAATGGGTCACGGGTGAAAACGCGCGCCCCTCACATCAAGCAATGAACGGCGAGCGGGTGCCCATTGATGCCGACTTTTCAAACGGTCAGCATTGGCCTGGCGAGGACATCGGTGACCCCGATGAATCGTGCGGCTGTAATTGCACAACAGAAGTGATTATTTCATCACGATAAACAATGCACAGGAGGCTAAAAATGAACTATAAAACCTTTAATGTAAAGGCCAACGAGGCGGGCCTTATCGCGGGTTATTTTTCGACCTACGACAAGACCCCTGACAGTTACGGCGATATTATCGCGCCCGGTGCTTTTACTGAAACCCTGGCAAAGCGCGAGGCAACGGGCCACCCCTTCCCCTTGTGCTTTAATCACGACTTCAGCGCGGTCATAGGCGCGGTCGACAGTGTAAAGGACACAGAAAAGGGCCCATATATTGAGGCCCATTTTCTTGACACGACACTTGCCCAGGATGTCAGAAAAATGCTTTTATCAGGCGCGGTTTATCAGTTTTCGTTTGCTTATGATGTCTTAGACAGGCGCGACCCTACCGCAGATGAAAAGGCGGCCGGGGTTGAAAATGTGCTCACAAAGGTTGATGTATTCGAGGTCAGTGTGGTTACGGTGCCCGCTAATCAGAACGCGATCGCAACCGAGGTAAAGGCGGGCAAGCGCAACAGCAAGGCTGATGAGGATATCATTCGCGAAAATATACGCGAGATCGCTGACACAATAGATGACCTGGCAACAATTGCACAGGCCCTTAATAATCGCATTGAGTCGCTCGGGTCATTGCTTGACCCTGGCACCGATGATACACCGACAGACGACCCGACACCTGACACGGAGGCCGAGCCTGAGGTCAATGCGGCACAGCCCGCAGAGGAGCCGACGGCAGACAGCAACGCGAAAAGGGCCGAGGCTTTACTGTCAAAAATCAATGAAATCACAGGAGGAGCCGAGATATGACTATCAAGGAACAGCTCGCAGAAAAAAAGGCGGCCCTGTCAGACCTTGAGCCTATGCTTAAGGCTGATGATGTAACCGCCGACACGATCGCACAGGGCGAGGCCCTTGTGGCTGAAATTGCCGACCTCACAGCAAAGGTTGAAAAGGCAGAAAAGGCCGCACAGATCATCGAAAAAATCGGCCAGGCCGATGACAACACAACAACTGACATTAAGGAGGAAAAAACAATGTCAATGACAGAACTCACAAAGAAGTGCGCAGAAATGACCGACCGCAAGAGCGGTGTATCTGTTCATTTTAAGGCAAACACCGACACGGTACTTGCACCCCAGATCGCAGATGTAGACAGATCCATTGCACCCCAGGCCGACAGGACCGCGGTTGCTGATTTTTTCAGCAATGCCACAATTAGCGGCAATGCTATTACATACTTCCGTCAGGGCGCAGTCGAGGGCGCACCCGCCGTAACGGCACAGGGCGCAAAGAAGCCTCAGATGAGCACATCGTTTGAGCCCGTAACATTGCCCCTGTCTAAGATCGCGGCATACATCAAGGAAACTGATGAAATCCTGGCAGATGCCCCCTTCCTTGCCTCTGAGGTTGCTAACACCCTTGTTTATGCGGTAGGCAAGGTCGAAGATACAACTGTAATTACGGCTGTAAAAGGCACAACAGGAATCGGCGCTGAAACATACGACGGCACAACCGTAACATTTGCGGATGCTATTCTTGCCTCAATCCTTAAGATTAAGGCGGACAGCGCTTATGATGCTAATGTCGTTTTTGTCAACCCCGCTGACCTGTTCACCCTTCTCACTTCAAAGGATGATAATGGCCAGTATTACGGCGGCGGTTATTTTGTCGGCCCTTATGGTAACGGCACAGCAAACATCCCCGCAAGCATTTGGGGTGTTCGTATCTTTGCCTCATCTGACATTACACAGGGCTCCGCGCTTGTTTGTGCGCGTGAGGCTGTCAAGGTATGGAAGAAGGGCGGCCTTGATGTCAAGGTCTATGAGCAGAACGAGGATGATGCCCTTTGTAACAGGGTCACCCTGTTGGGCGAGGAGCGCCTTGCGGCGGCTGTCGTTGACCTCAAGGGTGTAGTCCTTCTTGCTCACGACGGCGAGTAAAGCGACTTTTTAAGGGCCCCTGACCGGGGCCCTTTTTCAAAACTAAAGAAAGGAGGCCCGCACAAATGAAAATCTATACGGTGAACGGCCGCAAGGTGTGGCTCGACAAGGCCCCTGAGGGGTATGTAGAGCCCGTCAAGGCTGACAAGCCCGCAGATGACATCATCAAGGCTGAAAAGGCGGAGCCCGCGGCAAAGGCCAAAAAGGCAACGGCTAACAAGTCAAGAAAAACAGGAGGCAATAAATGAGCGATTTTTCAAACCCCAAATTGACACCCTGGGGGTATATTGCCGACAGCGAAACGATCGCAGATTTTATCACGGTCAATGACTTTGTTAGTTTTACGGGCGGCAAATTCAGCGCAAGTGACACGCGTATTGCGGCAAACATACCGAGTGCGACCCAGGCAATCCGCAACTATTGCGGGTGGCACATCGCGCCCTCGCTTGTTTGTGGCATTTATTGCCGTGTTGCTGACTTGCGCAATGTTATTGTCGGCCGTGATTTGCTTATACAGATCCCGGCAAACTTTGTGTCAAGTGTCAGCAAGGTTGTAATCAATGCAAGCCTTGACCCTGACACGGGCGATTATATCGGGGACCTGATGACAGAATACGACATCACCCCGGGCGGCTTGCTCAGGGTTTACGATGTCAACAGGGTTGACCGTAAAAGCAAAGTGTTTGTCAAATACACTGCGGGCCTTAGCGGTGATGACATACCCGCAATAAAAGAACTGACAGCCGACCTTGTAACTCATTCAGTTACAAGCCCCTACGGGGTCAACAGTGAGGCTGTCGGTGGTGTTAGTGTATCTTATAATGCCACCTGGGCGGGTCAGTCATCCACAGGGCTGACAAACAACACGCGCGAGGTCCTGGAGCCTTATAAACTGAGGGGGGTGTTCTAAATGCTACCCGCTTTTTGTAATCAGGAAATCACGCGCATACGACCGGGGCAGACGACCGCAAGGGGCTCAGTAATACCAAATTGGGCCGCCGAGGCGGTTGACACCTTAAAAATAGGCGGGTGTTCAATTCAGCCCGCCGCAACGGCCTTGTCCCAGGATGGGCGCGTTTTGGGTATAAGCGAGTCAATGACCGCTTATTTGCCCGAGGGCGCTGATGTCAGACCGGGTGACCGCATAATGTTTGAGGGTCAGGTTTTCACAATAAACGGCGAGCCCAAAATGTGGGCGGCACCTTTTAGCCTGTCGCACATACAGCTCAACCTCGTCAGGTGGGAGGGCTGATTATGTCTGATATTAGGCTAACTTTTGACAGTGCGGGTTTTCGCGCCTTGCTACTGTCTGACGGTGTGCGGGACCTTGTGGCTGACACATCAAACACAATAGCACAGCGGGCCAACGCAAACGCGGGCGGTGACGGTTACGAGGCCTCGGTTGAGGTCGGCGGTTACGGCGGCGGCCGTTGGCTCGGGTTTGTGCACAGTACGACAGCCGCGGCGGTAAAAGCCGAGGCCGAAGATAAAGCATTGACAAGGGCGGTGACACAATGAGCATAAACATTCAACGACCCGTTGACATTGAAAACGAGGTCCGCCTTGCATTAAGCGATCATCTGACCGCTTATGTCAGGCCCTTGCCTGTCGGGTTTGCCTTGCCCTCAGTGTTGGTGACAGCAACGGGCGGCAATACGGCCGACACGATCGACACCTTCACGGTTGTAATTGACTCAAGGGCTGAAACCGATGAGGCCGCAATTGATACACTGCGGACCGCAATAGGTGTGCTCGAGGCACAGGCGGCACAACAGGTCGGCGCCTTGCGCAGTGTCAATGTCAACAGCCTGGCGCGGTGGGGGGCAGACCCCGCGCGCCCTGACCTGAAATTATGCACCGCGACCCTGATAATAAGGGCACATCGCGAGCGCGTAACAATACCATAAAAACATAGGAGGAATTACTTATGGCAAGTAATAAAGTAAATCTGGGCATCGGTGCCGTAACAGGTATGTTTTACACGGCACCCGCGGGCACAGCGCTCCCGACATACCCCGGTGAAACCCTGGCGGCTGACTGGGTAGAGAGCGGCGCCGTATCTGATGCGGGCCTGACCTGGGCAACAGGTAAAGACAGTGACCCGCTCCGCAATTGGGCAAAAGAGGTCGAGCGCCTTATTGCCTCAGATGAGGGCGGCACGGTAACAGCGCCCCTTCTTTACACTGAAGAAGACACCCTCAAGACTATCTTCGGCAATGACAATGTAACTGTCACCGCCGCAGATGCAACGCACGGCAAGATCACAAGTGTAACAGTGGCGCCCGGTGTATCAGCCGCGCCTCAGGCATTCCTGTTCCTGATGAAAGACGGCGATGACCTTTTAATGTTGGGCACATCAAAGGGTATGCTCCGCGATGTCAGCGACATTACACTGAGCCCCACTGAGGCTATTGTTTGGGAGTGCACAATTGAGGCGGCTTCCTGGACCTTTGCTAAGAACGACGGACAGCACATTTAACAACACAAGGGGGTAAACTATGCCAAAATTCAACCTCAACGCAAAAAGGGCCAACAGGCCCACAAATGAAATGTTTGAACTCGAGCTTGATGACAAGGTGTTTAAGATCCCGCTCGGGTCAGACATTTTGTATGATGACCTTATCAGCCTTGACACGACATCGGGACAGCGCGCCTTTTTTGGCCGCTATATACCCGCTGATGTAATGAGCACCCTGACGGTGGCTGACATTACCGACATAATGAACGCGTGGTCCGAGGCAACGACAAAGGCGGCGGGTGTGTCAACGGGGGAATCATCGGCCTCGCGCGATTTGTAAAAGATCACGGCGAGGCGGTCAACTTTGACTTGATGACCCGCACATCATACACCCTTGATGACCTGGGGGGCTCCCTGAAATGGGGGGCCCTCAAGTCATTTATCAAAAATGTAGGCCCCGACAGCGCACTTGCGCGCGACCTGGGCAAACAGACCGGGTGGGAGAATACATTAAAAACTAATGTAATCCTGGCCGATATATACGACCTTTTGCAAGTCATAAACAGCAATATTTGTGCGCTTGCAAATAAGGGAAAATCAAGAAAGCAAATTAAACCCTACCCGCGACCGGGCAAGGGTGATGATAAAAAGCGCAAAATTGGCAAGGGTGCTGTCACCCTTGAGGCAATGCGCGACTTTATAAGGAGGCGGACTAATGCCTGACGGTAATAAAATCAATGTGGGCAATGCTTATGTCACGATCATACCGAGCCTCGAGGGCGCACAACAGTCTATCAGTGAACAGTTAGGCGCCTCAGCGGGCCCCGCGGCAAAGGCTGTCGGTGAACAGTCAGGCCAGGACTTCGGCAATGCCTTAGCAACAGGCATAAAGGCAACGGCCGCAGTAATTGCGGCGGCCACTGCGGCGGTGGCGGGTGCCGCGATCGCAACGGGCAAGGCCTTTATTGAGGCGGCTAACGATGTCAGCGAATGGGGCAACACGATAGACAAAGAATCCCAAAAAATGAATATGAGCGCGGAGGGTTATCAGACCTGGGCTTTTATTCTTGAACACGCGGGCGCCTCAATTGACGGTATGAAAACCGCAATGAAAAAACTGACGATAGCGGCCGAAGAGGGCAATGATGCTTTTAGCGCCTTAGGTATAAGTCAAGAACAGTTAGCCGCGATGACCCCGGAGGAAACCTGGGCGGCAACAATTGAGGCCTTGCAAAATGTCGCTGACGAAGGCGAGCGCACGGCCCTGGCAAATGAATTATTGGGCAAGGGTGCTGTCGAACTTGCGCCCCTGTTCAATATGACTGCGGCCGAAACTGACGAACTAAAAACCCAGGTCAAGGAGCTCGGCGGTATTATGTCTGATGATGCGGTCAAGGCGGCCGCAGAATATCAAGACGAGCTACAAAATATGCGGGTGGCGCTTGACGGTGTTAAAAATAATATGATGTCAAAATTCTTGCCCGGTATGTCGCAAGTTATGAAGGGCCTGTCAATGGTATTTTCAGGCCAGGGCGGCATTGAAGAGATAAAACAGGGCTTGTCACAGATCACCGCAAACCTTGTCGAACTGAGCCCGCAATTTTTCGAGATAGCAAGCGCAATTGTTATGTCGGTCCTTGAGGGTTTTGGCGCAATGCTACCCACTGCGGCGGAGTCGATTTTTGGCTTTATCAGTCAGGCCTTAGTCACGGTCACAGGGCTCATCCCTCAGTTATTGCCCGTGATTACATCAGCAATAACAAGCCTGATGTCAACAGTATTGGAATGCTTGCCCCTGATTACATCAAGCCTTTTAACGGTCATCACGGACCTTGTCACCTGGCTTGCAAGCGGGGACAATGTCAAGACATTTACCAACGGTATTGTAAAACTTGTTGGCGCGGTAGTGAGTCAAATTGGTGTTATTTTGCCCGTGCTATTGCCCGCAGTGGTTAGCATAATTGGTGATGTGGCAACGGCCCTGACGACCCCCGAAAATTTGGCAATTTTGCTTGATGCGGTCCTTTTATGTGTTGGCGCGGTCATTCAGACCCTCGTCAATGTGATACCCGAGTTTATTTCTTATTATGTCGGGCTTGTTACAAACATTAAGGATGTAATTATGGGCTTTTATAATTGGGTTGTGCCTTATGTCAGCCAGGGCCTTAATTGGGCCCTCGGGGTGTTTAATGCCTGGGGCGGTAGCATAAAGGCATTTTTCGCAAATATTGTGTCAAGTATTACCTCGACAATTAGTTTGTGGGTAGGTAACATCAAGGCCACAATAAACAACTTTATAACGGGTGTATATAACACCGTTACAATGTGGCTTTACAATTTACAGAACGGCTTTATAAATGGGTTTAATTCAATTACCGCCTGGGTCAGTAACATTTTAGGCTCTATCGGTCAGTTTGTCGGTGATGTCATAAACACCCTGGCGGGCTTGCCCGGTCAAATTGTGTCAATTGGCTCAGATATGGCCGAGGGCTTAATAAACGGCCTGGATGTGGACTGGGTTGTAGATCAGGTCAAGAAATTGGGCAAAAAGGCGATTAAGGCCTTAAAAGAAACTTTAGGAATCGCAAGCCCCTCAAAGGAATTTGAAAAAATCGGTTATTTTTCGGCGCTCGGTTTTGGCGGCGGTTGGGCTGATGAAATGGACAATGTATCAGCCGAAATGACCGACCAAATGAACGACCTCACAGGGTCTATGACCGCCGAGGTTAGCGCCTACGGCGCGGGCGGTGCCGCAACGGTAGACAATACCACAATAAACCGCGGGCCCGTCACAATGAATATTTACGGCGCAGAGGGTCAGGATGTCGGCGCGCTTGCTGACATCATCGCGGAGCGCCTGGGCGAAGATACCGCAAGAAGGGGGGCTGTCTATGCCTAAACTGTTTAACTTTACCACCAACAGGCGCGGCCTTTTGGTATATGGGGGCGAGGCCTCGGATGATTTGGGCATAGTTTGCACCGAGGCCCCCGCCTTTGAGCGCCCCACGCGCAAACAGACCGTATACACGGTGCCTGGGCGCAATGGGTCTATTATCTATCAACAGAACGCGTGGAACGATGTCACGCGCACATATAAGGTTTACATCGCAGACACGGCCGACAAGGACCTTGTTGACATCGCAAACGGGGTCGGGGCCTGGCTGAATTCAAAAAGCGGTTACAACCGCCTCGAGGACTCCTTCGAGCCTGATGTTTACCGCCTGGCATATTACGCGGGCGGCGATAACATCGAAAACAGTATGATGCAATACGGGTCAGCCGTTTTGCGCTTTGTTTGTAGGCCCGAGCGCTTTTATAAAGACGGTGAAAACGCAATTGATGTCAGCGACGGTGACAAGATCGCGAATGACACAAGGTTTGCAAGCAAACCCCTGATTTATATTGAGGGGTCAGGTGAAATCAGCCTGTCAATAGACGGCGCAACGATCGCGGCTGACATTGCCGATTATATTTATATTGACTGCGAAACTATGAACGCATACAGACAGCCCGCAGAAAATATGAACGCAAACATAACAGGCACCTTCCCGACAATTGCGCCGGGTGTGTCAAACATCAGCATAACAGGCGCGGTGACAAAGGCAACTATAACACCGCGTTATTTTACGATTTGAGGGGCGGCAAATGATACCTATTTTATTTGACAGCATAACTGAGGGCCAGGTGCCGACAAATTACGGGCTCGGTGTATTGTCTGACACGATCGCGGCAGAAATAACCGAGGAATTAAATGGGGCCTTTGAAATGTCGCTGACCTATGCGGCCGACGGCATACACGCGGCTGACATTCAGCCTAACAGGTTTATTTTGGCTAAGCCAAATTATACAAGCGCCCCCCAGGTTTTCAGAATTTACCGGGTGGGTAAAAACATCAAGGGCAAATTTGAGGTCAAGGCGGCCCACATCTCCTATGACCTAAGCGGCAAGGTAATAACAACGGGGTCCGCCTCATCAGCGGCCGAGGCTTGCGTTTTACTTGGCGCACAGGCGGGCGCATTTACCATTGATACAGACAAGACCACCGCGGGCCTTTTTAACATAGAGGCCCCGGGCTCGGTCAGGTCGTTTTTTGGTGGCAAGGCGGGCTCAATGCTTGATATATACGGCGGGGAGTGGCTGTTTGATAACTACACGGCAAGCCTTAAAGCGGCGCGCGGTATGGACCGCGGTGTAACTGTCAGATACGGCAAAAACCTGACCGACTTGTCCCAGGTGCTTGATATGTCAAACCTATGCACAGGCATTGTCCCTTATTATATTGACCCTAACGGCAATAAAACTGTCGGGGACAAAGTGCCGACAGGGTTAGTGCTTGATGTCGACAGGGACCTTGCAATTGACTTTTCAACTGACATAGATCCCGACAGCTCAGTTACGATCGCGGACCAACTTGCCAACAGGGCGGCGCGATACATCGCAAACAATAACCTCATCACGGTTGCTAATTCTATCACCCTTGACTTCGTGCAAATGCAAGGCCTAACAGAACGGGTGGACCTGGGCGATACGGTGCACATTTACTTCGAGCCGCTTAATATAACGGTTAGCGCTAAGTGTATAAAAACGGTGTGGGATGTCTTAGAGGAAAGATACACAAAAACCACATTTGGCTCGGCCCGTGCTAACATCGTTGACACGATCGCGGCCAACAGCCAGGCGGCGGCTAATTCAGCCTCAAGGGCCTATGTCAACGAATCAAGCCAACTGATAACAGGCAATAAGGGCGGTTATGTCATCCTTGATGACGACGACGGCGACGGCAAGCCCGACCAAATTTTAATAATGAACACTGATGACAAAGCGACTGCGACTCAGGTGTGGCGCTTTAATCAGGGCGGCCTCGGTTACGGCACAAGTTATCAGGGGCCCTTTAATGACATCGCGCTGACCGCAGACGGCAAAATAAATGCCTCGAGAATTGTGACAGGCACCCTGACGGCAAACATCATCAAGGCGGGTGTATTGTCTGACAGCCAGGGCAACAGCTCAATAAATATGACGACAGGCCGCGCGCGGATGGAAGATTTTCAGGCCAAAAACAGCCTTGAACTCTTGAACGATAACAACGCCCGCAAGGGCATTTTTTATGTCGACGGCGCGGGTAACACCCTTTTGTATATGTATGCCGCAAGCTCAAACGAAAGCCTTGTTAGATTGTGGGCCAACGATGCCAACGGGTCGGGTGTGTTTCAGTTAGGAAAAGCCGACGGCACCCTTATAAACGAGGCGGGTCAGACCTCCGCGGGCGGCGGCGGTTACGGCATACGCAACGCAAGCGGTGTAGTGGTCGGCCGCCTTGAATCACAGAACGGCGGCGCATATTTCAGCCTCGCGGATGATGTCGGGACCCAAAATATTTATATGTCGGGCACTAATGGTCAAATTGTTTGTGTATCATTGGTGCAAACATCAAGTCGCAAGGTAAAAGATAACATCAAGCCCCTTGACGATGCCGACAAGATCCTTGAGCTCGAGGCGGTCAGTTTTGATTATAAAAATAAGGCCCTGGGCACAAACAAACGCGGTTTTATTGCCGAAGATGTCGCGCCCATATTACCGGGGCTTGTGTCACCTGAAACCGACGACCGCCCCGCGAGCCTTGACTACTTGCAAATGATACCTTATTTACAGGCGATCATAAAAAGGCACGACAGCGAAAACAAGCGCCTCAGGGCTGAAATTGACGAACTAAAAGCACAGGTCAACGACCTGGCAGAAAAAATAAAAGCAATGGAGGGCTAACAAATGGAAATTATCAACCTCAACTTGATACCGGGCAAGGCCTGGCCCGTGGCTCACGCGACACAATTCGACAAGGGCCGCGAGTTTAGGGCTAACCTATTTGAGGGGTCCCAGGTTTACACCCTGGCGGGTGACGAGACAGTCGACGCGATCATCAAGAAACCCGACGGGAATCAAGTCATTGAGACCCTCGTCAATACGGCCGACAATTATGTCATCGTGACGACGACCGAGCAAATGACAGCGGTCACGGGTCCGAGCCTGGGCGAGATTAGAATAACAAAAGGTGACACGGTCATCGGGTCCCTCAAATTTATCCTCGGATGTGAACAGTCGGCCGACACGGGCATCGAATCGCACAGCGAAATACACAACCTCGAGACCCAGGTCGCGGCAATAGTCGCGGACCAGTACGCGGCCGAGGATGTCGTTTTTGACAGCGCCCCGACGGCGGGCCACGGTGTAGGTTTTGCGGTGACCTCGGAGGGCGTATTAAACGCAATACCTACCGAGCTTGATGACCTTGACGATGTAAACATTAGCGGGGCGGCCCAGGGTGAGGCGCTTGTATGGAACGGCGCCGAGTGGGTCAATGGTACCGTGTCAACTGTCGGCTCAATAGACGACCTCAACGATGTCGACACCACGGGCAAGGCTAACGCGGACAGTTTACGTTATAATGCCACGGCGCAAGAGTGGGAGGCAAAACCGACCACGGTCGAAA